CTGGATTTGTTGGAAAAGATGTATCCAGAGTTGTTAGAACTCCTATTGACGAAGATATTCGATTGACTTGTCATATAAATACTGAATGGGATAAACCAAAGTTAGAAGGTTTTGGCGATAAACCAAGCAGGAAAGATAAGTGGTTGGCATGGACAGATTCTATAACATGTACGGCAGACGAAGTGCCTCGAAATATCTTAGATGCTGCAGTTTCTGATTATACCAATAGTATTATTTCATATATCAAACATAAACCTCCTGACATTATGCGACCTTTGAATGATTTTGAAATTATTTGTGGTGTACAAGATGTGGAATTTATTGAACCATTGGAGTCTTCAACGTCAATAGGTTTTCCTTTGGGTGGTTCAAAGAGGAAATGGATGGAACTACGCAAAGATGAATTAGGTCAATGGAGGAACATGTTTACTACCAATATGTTCATGGAGTCTGCAAAGTATATCGAAGATGCTTACGTTCATAATAAAAGAGTCTATTCGGTGTATAAGAGTTTTCCAAAGGACACTCCAACTGAGGTAGGTAAAGATAAAGTGAGGATTGTAAATGGAGCACCTATAGATAATCAGATAGTTACTAGGCGACATTTAGCGTGTTTTGTCAAATACATGTGTGAAAATAGTGATGTGACAGAATGTTCTGTTGGTATTAATCCGTATGCACATAAATGGCATGACATGCGTCAGCGTTTGTTGCGAAATGGTAATAATATTATGGCTCTTGATTATAGTAAGTTTGATACTCATATGTCTCCACAAATTGTCCTTGCGGCTTTTGCATGTATAGCACATATAATGTCTTTCTTTTACAGAAATGATAGTTTTTTACGAGAATATACTATGAAGATTATCTCCGGTTTAGCTGCGGACACTACTTGGCCTGTTGTCTGTGTGAATGGAGATATAATTATGCTACAAGGTGGTATAGTTTCTGGCAATTCCATGACTGCTATATTGAATAGTATTTGTAATTCTATTCTCTTAAGAATTGCCTATTTTCATATCTATCCCGGTGGTGTTGTTCGTGGATGGTTCTCTAATCAAATTTTCGATTTTAGATCTGGTGTTATATTGTATGTTTACGGCGATGACTTATTAGCTAGTGTTTCAAAGAATGTTCATCGTTATAATAATCGCGTTGTCGGGGTTGTGCTTGGAGAGTATGGCTATGTGTTGACCGCTTTTGATAAGGTTAAGACACCCCCAAAATTTTATGCTATAAAGGATGTTGAGTACTTGAAGAGATCTTTTAAATGGCACGCGGAACTTGGTATGTACACCTGTCCTCTGAATGAAAAATCGATTTTTAAAAGGTTGTGTTGTGTGTTAAAGCCAGTTAGTCCTAACACCATGGAGGGTGTGTTAGCTAGCAATTTACGATCATCTATGATGGAGTTCTTTTTTCATGGTAGAAAACTATATGAGTTGAGATCAAAACAATTGAAGAAAGTGTGCTCAAAAATAGAATGCCCTATCATGCGGGGAATATGCATGAAAACTGTTAGCTCAACTTATGAAGAGAGGTTGGTTGAGTGGCAGGATAATTATTGTGTGTAGGATTTAAGGCGGATTTATCTTGCACTAC